CCTAATGCCTAAAGAATGGATTCACTTAAATACTTATCTTGAAGTTGCAGGTTTTCTTATGTGTAAGAATGTGGGAATGACTGTAGAATCTATCAGTAGACCACTAAAGCAAACGGAGGTATTTAATGGTTAGTTCACTTGGTACAGCAGGTGTTGAAGCAATTGAATATGATCTTACTAAAACTAAGGAAGCTATAAATCCAATATACTTTCCATTAATTTATAGTAAAGATAGGTATATGGTTTTGTATGGTGGTGCTGGATCAGGTAAATCTCATTTTATTGCACAAAAATATCTTTTACGTATTATGGTGGGTGAAGCTAAGAGACGACCAATCAGGCACAAGATACTTGCTCTTCGTAAAACTCAACCTGCTGCTCGCCGTTCAGTCTTTGCATTATTCAAACACTACATTACCTTATGGGGTCTAGGTAGTCGCTGCTCAATAAATAAAACTGATATGGTTATTACTTTCTATCGAAGTGATTCAATGATTATATGCACTGGTCTTGATGATCCGACTAAAGTAAAGTCTATTGAAGGTATTACATCAATCTGGTTAGAAGAAGCAACTGAATTTGCTCATACTGATTTTATGCAATTAAACTTACGTCTTCGTGGTAAACATCGAACTTATCTGCAAATATGTGTATCATTTAATCCGGTAGAATGTGAGTGGTTACAAGATGAGTTCTTTAAACTTGATAAAAATTCTAACTTAAAGGATATTTCGGCTTCTGCTGAGACTAGGTATCGTAGACTAGAAAAGGTTTTAGAAGTTGAAGGTAGAGAAGTTTCACTTAAGTCTGTTGTACTAATGACTACATATCTTGATAATAAGTTTCTTGATGATGCACAAAAAGCAGAAATTGTTGACTTGAAAAATAAAGACTTAACTTGGTATCATATCTATGCACTTGGATTATGGGGAAAACCGAAAGGACAAATTTATGTGGAAGGATTAAACTGGGATATTACTGATACATGGCCAGTTATAGACAGCATACGTTATTTTGGTTATGGCCTTGATTTTGGTTATGCCAATCATCCAACTGGTTTAGTTGAAGTTGCTGTAATGCCAAATAAGCGAGATGTATATATCCGTGAAAAACTATATGAAACAGATCTTACAAATCAAGATATATCCGAAAAAATGGGTCTGTTTGATATAAGAAAACGTGATATTATAATTGCTGATAGTGCAGAACCTAAATCGATTGAAGAAATTAAACGAGAGGGTTTCAAAAAAATTGAAGGTTCAGTAAAAGGTCGTGACTCTATAGTTAATGGTATTACTGTTGTAAAAGAATTTAAAGTTCATGTTGTTGCAGCTGGAAGTAAAAATTTAATTAAAGAACTTCGGAATTATAAATGGCAAGAAAACAAAGAAGAAAAATTAAAAAATATACCAGAGGACAAATGGAATCATTTAATGGATCCATTGAGATATATATTAGTTCACTTTATGGGTTTGAAACCGACTGGTGTGTTTGTAAACCTTGGGAATCGATACTTTAAATAAGGAGAGTAAAAAGATGAGTGCATTTGGATATGAAGAAGCAAGCAAACGAGAAGTGTGTGAATACATTCGAGATGTTCATGGTATTACATTAAGAAGGAAGCTTTCAATTGAAGAATTAATTGAACAAGGTAAGCATATTGATAAACTTCTAGTTAAGACTTGTGTTTATACTGAGGAATATGGTAAAGAATCACCTGGAGTTATCAGTGAAATTAAAGATGGTCTCTTTATAATTGCCTTTGATGATGGAGATAAAGGTGAGTATAAGCATAGTGATTTAGCTATTATTGAAGCTGAGCAAAGTAAAGACCAAGAGGTAGAGGAAGATAAAGAAGTAGAAGTAGAAGAACACTTTCCAAAAAAGTTAAATGAACATTCATATAAACCAAATTCACGTGGTATTGTGATTGGTAGTATGCCAGATCATGGATCTGGTATTACAGAAACTGGAAAAACTCATGCAGATGGAGCAGTTGATACCGATGAAGAAACTGAAAAAATCGAAGTATAAATTTAAGTTAGGGCATTTAATACCAGGTAGAAGACTTGCTGAAGTTGAAGAAAGGCATGTTGAAATACTTGAAGCAATTCAAGTTACTAATGCTAATCTAATGCTTCGACTACAAGATACTACTTCTGTTGATGCTAATCCATATAAAACACACCTTGAACAAGTTACTGAGATTATGCTGGAATATGCTGGTGGCACTGATTTAGGTAGTGATCTAATAAAGCGTGTAATTAATATTAGTGCAGCTCTTAAAGTACCAAATGGCTTAGCATTAGAGGGTGATCCAAAATCAGCTGAGTTTATTTACCTTACTAAGTTTATGGGAGCAAATCAGCTTAATGAAGGATTATGTACTGAGTTATCAAAAGAAGGTGAAAAGCAAGGTCAAGTCTTGGTTCAATTACCGTGGGATCCTAATACTTTAATGGTAAAAGTTTTTTATTATCCATGGGATACTTATCAATATGAAGTAAGACCAATTGGTTTTAACAATATGACACCACCATATGAGATATCATGGCAAGCAGTAGCTGATAGTACATTAGAAGCTGGTGTACTGAATAATAGTGAGATTGCTTTTGTAGCATTTAATCTTCAATTTAAGTCTAATGATAAACTACAGTTAATAATTGAGGGTTCTCCAACTCTTGCTAACTGCTTACAACGTATCGATGATATTGGTTTAGATTTAATAGATTGGCGTCAATCAAATAAACTATATGCTCATCCAACACCTAATCTTAAAATAGAAGATGCTGATGAAGCTCAGTCTATAAATGATAAAGTATCTAGTTCTGGTTGGACAACTGGGCAAATGCTAATTTCATCTGGTGACTTAACAATGGTTGTACCTGAGAATTTCTATCTGACCATCAAAGAAGCTATTCATACTAACATACAGTTTGTTTCTGGCGCTACTGGTCTAAGTGTTGCATGGTTAGGCTTTCCAAATCTTATGTCAAATAGAGCAGTATCAGATTCATTAGGTGAACCATTAGAAATTGTAGCTGCAAATGATATTACTAGTTGGAAATCATTTTATGAGCAAATGTTTGATAATGTAATTGAGATAAGAAATATAAATATGCCTAAACGTAAAAAATTACGAACTGGTAAAGTAAAACCATTATTAAAACCTATGAGTGATAGGATATGGCAACAGTTAATTCGATTATACTTACCAGCTGCTGAAGGTAAAACAATGTCAAGAGAAACATTTTGGCGAATGATACCTGGTTTTCCGATTGAAGAAGAACGAGAGCGATTTAAAAAACAGCAAAAAGAAGATGAAGAATCTCAAATTAGAGTCATAAAGAAAACTAAATTAGATAATCGTCAAGACACTGGTCAACAGAGTACAGGCGACCGTAGTTTTAACAATGAACCTGGTTAAATAGGGAGTAAGGTATGGCAACTAACGGTAGGACAATTAAATGGGTTATTGGTGGTTTAGTTACTATTTTTATTGTAGTTATAGGAGCAATAACTACTCTTTCAACTAAAGCAGATACAAAACTTGATAAGGATAAATTAGATTGTAGTGTTTTTAATGCTCATAAAGAGGCTCAAGTTGCTGAATTTATAAATGTAGAAAAAACTCAAAAACAACAGATTACTAGTTTAAAAGAGTTTAATAAACAAGAGTTTAGGCATGTTCAACGGTCATTAACTAAAATTGAAAGAAGATTAGGTATATACGAACCTGAAGATCCGGAGTAATAATGCCTTTAACACAAATATTTACTGATGATTTTAATGATAATGATTATACTCCCCTATGGACATTAGACGGTGATCCAATATTTACAGAAATTGGTGGAGAGATGGTTGTAAGTGCGTTTACGCAAACTGGTTATCTAGAAGTAACTGGACTTACAGTTGAATCTGGTAAGATATATAGGGTTGACTTTGATTTAAGTGCTAATGGATTATCACCTGTAGCTGATTTAAGTATTTTAATAGGTGGTGCTCGAGGTGGTTCAGGCGATATTAACCTAGATAACCTTGCTGTAGGGTTTTATTTAAGGAATGTTACCGCTCCTGACAATGGAAAGATTAGATTGTATATGACCGCAAGTTCAGGCAATTTTTCACTTAATAGTTTAACAGTTTATGAAGAACAATTTGCTGCAATAAGTATTTAAGGAGATTTAAATGAAGATAATAAAGTTTTTAATACTAGTATGTTGTTTTAGTTATATGATTTCAAATGTGTCTGGTCATGGATTTGGTGGTATGTATAGTTTTTATGAACACGATGGGTTAGATTCTTA